ATTTTATAGTACTATTAAGTTTTTGTTTAAAAAGCGTAACGGTTTTAGTTCCAATAGCTTTTGTTGCTTCTTTTGACTGAACAATCTCTGTGCTACCTTCCCTGTAAACGTCTTCAATCATTGCTTTAATAATATCACCCATTGCTTCCATACTGGTATTTGCAGGAAATTTCTGCAGTATGTGTTCCAGACGGAGATTAGTTACCCACTCTTCTGCAATTGCTTTTGCATCAGCAAGAACTTTAAGCTGTTCTGCATTAACTTCTCTGGGTGTCTTGGTTTCCATTTGTTCATCTGGCTTGTATTTGCAGATGACCCTATCGCCATTATTTGCACGCATTTCTTGCAGTGGTCTGAGAACAATACCTTCACGTGGATGTTTACCCATACCATTACGAACTGCCTGAACAGAGTCATTATCTCTTTCTCTGGTAAGAGTACGTAAGGTAGTTCTGATTTTTCTGTAAAATACGAAATCCAGACCGAATTTACTGCAAACATCTTCAGCATTTGGTACGTTAAGCCAAACATCACCAACCTGAACATCAAAGCCAATAAACTTGAGTTCTTTGCCATATCTCCATGATTGACCCTGTTGTTTACCACCGTAGGCTTCACCATAAATGGTTATATCAACATCTGGAAAAATTTCTGCTAATTTATCTTTCAATTCTCCAATATTAAATAAATTGCAGAATTTTTCATGACTTTCACCACCTGCAAAAAAATGCAAAGTTTTGGTTGCAAATTTCCAACCAAGATGACTGCTTGTCCCATGAATTTTTTCCATAGCATAACATTCTTTAAACAAAAGAATTGTTTGCTGTTTGTAAAGATTTAAAATATGCATGTACCCCATTGTAATTAGTTTATTAATAAGTATTTAAATAATTTTTAATATCATCAATATTAAGTTTATTCTTTTCAATGAAACCTATAAGTATATTGCAACTTGAACATAATAATGCTCTATTTTTCATTGTTTCATGTGAATGATCTACAGCTAACATTTTTTTATTTTCCTTTTCAGTTCTGTGACAAATTGCACAACCATTATTCTGATTATTTAACATTACATTATATTCATCGAGAGTTATACCAAATTCTTTTTTTAATTTATTATTTTTTTGTCTTATTTTATTTCTAATATAATCATATTTTTTTACCGCTTTTCCTGCTTCAGTATTATAATATTCTTCTAACATTTCTCTTGCACAAAGTTTACAATGAGAAGCAATTTTACTTCTTGTTTTCATTGTTGAAAATTCATCAAGGTCTTTTACTTTTTTACATTTTGGACAATACTTTTTATGTTGTTTTAACAATTCTCTGGCTTCAAGTGTTTGTGTTCTTACTGGCAAACCATTTTCAATTCTTTTGTTTCTTCTTAATTCATATTTTCTTTTACTTCTACAATCTTTACATGAACTTTCATATCCACTTTTATTATTTGCTTTTTGAAAATCATCAGGTTCTTTGTCAATGCCACATTTTTTACATTCCATGATATCTCATTTTAAACAAAAAAACCAGTTCATTTATCAACTGGCAAGTTAGGTTTAGTTGCCAACTTTCCTTTGTGGAAGGGCATTTTTAATTTTTCTAAAGGCATTAATATCTTCCATTTCTCCCGACTTTGCCAAATTTCGGTTTGTCATCGTGATCGGAACAGGATTCGAACCTGTACGGTGTTGCTTTACCGATTTTCGGGGAGTGATATTCGTTTTAGTTTCTTTTCGTCAACCATCTTTCGATGCTACTAATCATACTTACTATCGCCATAATCCCTTTTCACGACCCACATTACCATTCTGTCATCCAATCATTGAGCGCAAGTCGGGACTCGAACCCGAAAAGTATAGACTTGGTGCACCTGTTTTTATACCTACCATATCTCCCGATATGTGACATGCCAATTTGCCTACCTGCGCATGAAAAATCTTTCTGACCGTCCCAAGCAACGGAATAGCTTTTCAGACCGCTAATGGGTCTGTGTGGCTGACAAATTGTGCATCGTTGAGAGGCGTGCCAACCTACTGCTACCCTTCCACAAACACATCACCTTGGAGTAACACCGTATGACTAACAGTTCACGAAACCTAATCGGCTGCATACTGTTTGCTTTCAGCAGAAAGACTTAATTTTCAAAGAACAATACAAAGATACTACTTTAAAGGAGATTTGCAATATAATCTACACTTATTTTTGTTTGAGCCATTTCTTTTATTATTAGCTCATGTAATTTTTGCCTTTCTGGAGTCGCATAAGCTATTCTTCCTTCATAAAATACTTCAAGCAGATTAACTAAGTTCTTAGGTGGACTCAGTTTGTTTCTAATGTCAGCACCAACCGTATCGGCTTCAAACATTTCAAGTTCTACGAGTTCCAGACGCTCCCAATCCAATTCAAGACCTTCGTAGTAATCATTATCCTCAAACATTTCTTTCATTCCTTCAAGATTTGCAGTTTCTGGTTGCAATTTTGGTATTTCTGATGTAAAAACTTCTGGTTCTTCACCAAGCTGTTCGATATGAACAAACTCTTTTGTGTCTTTGTAGCGTAATGCTTTAAATTTCATAATTTCGTATTTTTAGCAAGATTTATACTAATTTCACATGCATTTAATTGTGCATTCAATATCTTTACCCTCTTTTCGGTGCGCTTGATGAAGTTATTCAATGCTTCTTCTTTTGTTGGGTATGCGTACCTTTTCTTAGTGGTTTTGCTTACCCATCTTCCTTTGTCATGCAAACCATCTGGATAACCATAACCAATCCAGTAACCTTTAGGCGTTTCCCTGAATAAATTGAATTCATGTAGAATTATTTTAATATCAGGAATTCTTGAGGAAATCGATTCGGTTTCTGAATCCATGTTTGCATACTGTATTGTTTCGTAACGGTAGAATTTCATAACTCTCGTATTACAATTTCAAATAATTTATTTAAAAATATTCTATCAAATACCACACCTGAGAGATAATCACCATAATTTTTTTCAGTAATTACCACGTCAGGAGTGCTTTTAGGTATTGCAACCTCTCTGGTCATATCTTCAAAGCCATATTCTCCAGTAGGTTCAACCTGACCCATACCATTAGAATAACCATACTGTACCCTTCTTTTCCAAGTTACATCTTTTACAATGTGATCTTTTTCCAGAACTTTTTTTACTTGATCTTCATCAAGAAATCCATCTAATTTAAAATAATACTGTTTCATATTGCTATTTGTTTTTTCATTGGTAAAGTATTTTTGTACGAATAAACATCATGCATCGTTTTCTGCAAATTCCAAAGTGCTTCATCCTCTGTCTGTCCTTCTGAAATTACATTTGGGAACTCCTTAAAGAATACTGTGAAGCCACCTTGTGGGTCTTCCACATATATTGGAGTTACTGGTATTGTTAGCATGTATACACTCATTTTATTTCTTCTTTTTTTACTCTGAAACTCTGCCCTGCTTTTAACGCATTTGCTTTCAATTCTTCTTTTAATTGTTTACCGTAACGTTCAACTGCAAGTTGAGCATCTACACAACACTCCAAATTAGGTTTATGATAATCCTGACCATCAAGTGTTGCGTAACCCTGCCAGATGTTCTGACCAGTTTTTATCATTCCATCGACTTGTCTTAGTTCAATTACTAAAACCATTTCTTTCAATTCTCTATCAAGAGTATATGATAATTTATACGTGCTTTTTGCTACCATTGCGAATCATATTAGCGACAAATTTATCATAATCAGGACTACGTAATTCTTCTGGCATTTCACTAAGGTGTGCCTGAATGTTCTTCTCAACGGTCATATCAACTAAAGCATACGCATCGGCTTCATCAAGTCCACGTGCAATTACTTTCATGCTATCCTGAACGACAAGTGGTTGACCCTCATCACTGGTCATATAACGAGCACCGCAATAAGCTGGACTCGCCTTTTCTGTGTATTCAAAAACAATGTATTTCATATTATTTCTTTCTTTTTTTAAATTCAAAAGTTATGGTAACGAATTCTCTACCGTCATCATATTCACCTGCCTTATTGACAAACATAATGGTGTCATCGGCTTTAATCATATCGATAATCTGTTGCATATTTGTTGCAATCGTACCCTTGTTATAGGTTTCCTGATAAATAATTTTTTTCTTTGCCATTCTATATTAGTCTAATGATACCGAATTATTAATTTCAATACATTCTGCCAATGTGTTGGCGATAGTCTTGTCATCCCTGAAATGTTTATAAACAGGATGAAGAGTTGAATATTCACCTTTACTATTCTGAGAAAGACCACTACATTTGATTTCAACAATCTTACCCATTAACTTGTCTTGGTTAGCGGTAATATAGTCCATTTCGTCTTCGTCAATTCCTTGTGGTTTGGTTTTCAACAGACCATCCTCAGATTCAACATTCAAACTTGATATCAGAAATTCATTCTTTGTTCCCTTTGTACCGTAATTAAAACCCGTAACTCTTAAGTCCAGATTGATTTCTTTCTTTACCTTTATCTGATATGAAGGTTTGGTATCTTTCCATACGCCATCCATGCTTTTAACAACAGTTCCTTCACCATCCCGACCAATAACCTCTTCAAAATGTGCCATAACTTCTTCAATGGTTGATACTTCTCTTGTTTCAACAACTCTCAGAGTTTCATATCCTTTAACGGTTTCATTCAATTCTTTAAGACGAACACTATAGGGTCTTTTGCATTTTCTTGTGAAATATTCGTCAATTGTCAGCATATCCCAAGCAGTAACACGAATACGATCAAGAGCTTCCTTGTAGGGCATATGTTTTGCTTCGAGTTTCTTTATGTCTTTGCTGGCATCAACACCTTCAGACATTTTGGTTGCAATCGTTATTAAAGATGAAACGATTCCATTGCTTTCATATCGGGGAATACCTTCCATTGTTAATTCTCCATTGAGCACACAATCTTTAATCGTTGAAAGTTCGGTCATGAACTTAGGATTATCCAATATTGTTGGTTCACCCTGACGACTTTCATTAGCAATTTCACCACCTTGAATAATCATATTGATGAATCTGCCATCCATTTTTTCTTGACTGAAACACTTACCTTCAGCTAATACTTTGGTGATGAGTTCTTTCGAATATGGTTTACAACCCATGTAACCAGTCTTTTCGATCAGATCAGGGAAAACTTTATTGATATTACGTGTACCCATGCCGATCTTACAGTCTTTTTCAATAATACGCTCAATGATATATCCATCATCAGGGTCAACGGAATCAAGTATGTATTTTAAATGTGCTATTGCATCATGACCAGTAACGCTTCTGTCGCTCAAAGCCGACAGTAAACCCAATGCAGTACTTAATAACATTTTTAAACCCCAAGTATGTTCAGGAATTTGTTTAATATAGAACTTAACTCTTTTTGAGTTAGCCAAATATAGTACTCGTTTCAGAATATTATCATCTTTGTATTTCGAAAGAATATTCATTTTTTCGTTTGTGCCAGACTCATTGGCGATTTCATCAAAAATTTGTTTTATTGTCATATCTTTTATTTGTTATACGAATTATATTTAATAATGTTACAATTTATCACGTCTTTGTTCAACCATTTCTCTCTGAATGTATTGCCAGAACCACCTGTGATACATTAATGGAAGTTTTGCATGATCATCAAAGCCATAGAGTCCACAACTGAAGAAGTCATGACATTCAATTACAAATGTGCCATTGGAATTAATACCGACATCCAGTGTATATGCTACTGGTGCAGACTTATATGCTCTAATCATGCTTTCTATTGTGTAGACATTGGGGAATTTCGTAAATTCACCTGCGTAGTTCCGCAATCCCACGAGTTTCTTATCAAAAACAAATGCACGCCATTCACTCTCAATTGATATTTGTGCCGATATCTGATAATTTCCTTTAGGTATACCCCATACGTGATTCCTATCACATAAAAGCAATTCAGTAAAACCTTTGATCTTGTCATTGCTCTTAACAAACCACCTACCATTGAGTTTCAATACGTCAGCCTCAGTACCATTATATATAGGTCTGTGTGAGAACTGTGGTGAAAAGAGTTCTTCTGGTACGTTAATTGGTTTTGGTGTCAGACCATAAAAGTGCTGAAGAAATTCACTAACGAACTCCACGCTACCAATAGGCACATACTTTTCATGCATTGGCTTAAAGGCAATTGGTGGATATACG